GTTTTTGTAGTCAAGTCTATACCGATTACTCTACCCACAGCTTCAGAAGTTTGTCCTGTGATAACTTCGTTGATATCAAAAACGCCTGTAGGAGATTCATAATCAAAATACGATTCTTCTAATAAAAGCTCTCCTGGTTGTCCGGGAGTTCCACTTTCTAAAGTAATTCTAAAATTATCAGTTAGTGTTCCTATCTCTGGAATAAACCCACCATTAACAATAGATATTTCGCCTGCAAGATTTGTACCATTTGTATTGGCGTTATTAACCACAATCTGATCACCGGCCAGATAACCACTACCAACCGAATCTACAATAATATTATCTATTGTTCCTGAAGTAACAGTTTCAATAGAAGCAAGACCACCAACACCAGTATCAGCAGAAATGGTAACAGAATCAGTAGTTGTAAAATATTGACTACTCTGGAAAGTTGCAGCTGTTAAGTCTGCCTTACTTATGATAGAATTTATTTTACCTTCTAAAACAAGATTATTATCTGCATTGTCTATACCACTTACATCGTGTCCTGGAAAAAACGTACCACTAACACTTCCAGGATTCACTATAATTTCAGTAATAGTTTCACCTGCAATATTATATTGGAAGATACCATCAACAACAGCTGTCGCTTTACCTATAACAGAATATCCTGCGGTATAATATGCACCACCAGCTAGGATACTTAAATCGGTAACTGCTCTTTGTGTGATTGTTTGTCCTATAAAATTCCTCAGATTATCAGTACCAGCAACATTATCTTCTGTAAGTATCTGACCACTATCTTCCATTAAGATGAAAATATCACCATTAGAAGCTGAAGAATCTTCCATTAATATTGTAGAGTTAGTTGCTGATAATCTTAAAACTTGATCTTCAGACCATTTACCATCAGAAACTCGTAGCATTTCTTTTGTAGGATATGAAATTTCTGCTTCTTCACCTAATAGTATTCTAAAAAATAATTGATGGCCTTTTCTTGTACCCTTTGCACGATACAGGTCTTTAATGTTCTTTAATAGTTTTCTCTTATCTACACCAGCTGTCAAATTATCTGGTATAGTTCGCATAAAGGCTTCTTTAAATTCTGTAAAGAATGAATCAATAGTATTATCTACATCTGCATAATCCAACAACTGCATTATGTTTTCTACTGGATTTGCAGCATACCCATCAATAATACCAGATGCATTTGAAGTTGCACCTATAATTTGTTCACCAATAATAAATTTGTTCTGGGACGATATGAATAGACGAGAACCGGCATTAATATCTTCTGTACGAATAACCGCAGTAGCCTTTGATGTTTGACCTGTAATAGTTTCTCCGTTTACAAACGCACCATTAGGAGTATCTTGAATTAGAATTTTATTATTAGAATCTCTATATCTATTTTCATTCTCTAATGTGATATAGGTGGTATCCCCTTCTTCATATAAAATAGAATCAACTGAACCCAATGTTTTTAATTTGAGCTCAGCAGACTCCATAAACTCATAGTAACCCTTGAGAAATGAAAGAAAGTCCGGATGATCGGCCTGTATAAACTCAGGTTGCTGACCAGGAACCTGAATTGAAACTTTACTGGTGATTGTTGCCATTTTTAATTATAAGAACTACTTGTGGAGTATTGTGTTCCTCCATCAGATGCACCGGCAGCTACAGTATCAGCAGCTCCAGTGATTGACATATTATAAGTATCAATTTCTAGTACTTGATTTCTTACGGGGACAAGATCATTAGAACTTGGTTGTACTGTAAGTCTAATATAAGTTTGTGTCGTACCATCATAGTTTTCTACAGAAGCAATATCTTCTTTAGTTAATACTAAAGTTCCACCTGTAACTGTTCCGGTTGTTACATAGGTTATAGTTCCTACGGCACCAGATTTATATACTTTAGATGTACCAGAAACATAATAAGCATTTATATTACCAGCACCATCATCTTCATAATAATAAACATTTACAGTATCATCAGAATATTTAAAACCAGTAGACGATAAAATACCACCGGCAGTTGTGCCCGCTGTTGATGCAGCATGGCCACTATGTGGATTATAAAGAGCATTTTCAAAAAGAATAGTATACTTTGTTGCAACGCCTGTTGTCGGTAAAAATGTTTTACTCATCTTAATTCTGGTAATGTTTGACAATATAGACGGGTCTACCTCATCAATCATAGTAGTGAACTTTGAATATCTAAAGATCGCTTCGTGTTTCTCTAGGTTATCATCGGACCATGTCGTGATTGCGGTTGTAATGAGCGCTGCAAGGCTTTCCTTTGTCTTGTCTGTCAATGTATTGTTATACTTAAAATTGACCGTAGGAACGATTTTAGTAGTCTCTGGGTCAAGTATAACTGGTGTAACAGATGCAATATTATAATCTTCTAAAGAATCAACAATAGAAGTTTTTGTTGATTGAGTTAAAGTGTTACCTGCCTTAGGACGAATACTAATATAAACTTTACCATATACCGCAGGATTATTATACTCACCACCCCATACTGCAATAGATTCTACATTAGGATATATGGTTGGTATAATAGCCGCATAGTCTTTTGCTGTTACTGTTCTATTTTGTGCCGCATAACTAAATGGAGCATTATACTTCATCGACTCTATGGTTTCCGCATTAGCACCACCAGCCGCAGCTGTCATAGTTGTAGTAGTAATATCAGCAAAACCTGAGATACCAGCATCAGCAGTAAAAGAAACTGCACCATTGGCGTTAGTGCCGTTAGTTATAACATATTTGAGTATTACAATATTACCATCTATCAAAGATTTACCAACAACACCATCACCAAAATAAACTTCCCATTCACCATCAACAGTCTCTTGTATAAAATATGCTTGAGTTGTAGCTGTAATGTCAACAAGTGAAGTCGCTGCAGTATACGTTGCTGTAGTTGTATCTCCTACACTAGTCTGCACCTGTACTTTAAGAGTTGAAATATCTACACCAGCATTAGGTATAATATATTTCTGATCTGCATCACTCAAATCGGTCGTAAATCTTGTTGTGGTCCATGTACCTTCATATACAGGAATACCACTGGTTGCGCCAAAAACATAAATGCCACTAGAAGGTTGAATAATTCTTTCTGTAATATTTACAAATTGGTAAGTTACGCCTCGAATTGAAGTAATAAAACTATAACCTTCCGGCATCGTAATATTAGCAGTCGATGCATTATTAACTTGTACTTTCACATAAGCCGTCGGTGCTTTAATAGATACTGGAGTATAGCCTAATGCCTTTGCATGAGAAGCTACCGAATTGCGTTTTTGAGCAGTGTCTAAAAACATTTCATTGGCCAACATATTAGCCAAGAAAGCATTATAGTGTGTATTGTAAGCTAGTGTATCTAGTAGAATATTGATTCCCGAACCTTCAAAGTCATAATCAGTAAATTGTGACTGACCTTTTAGATATGTTTTCATATTAGACTTGATTTGGTCAAAGTCTAATTCGGTAATATTCATCTTACCTTTTGTATTAATTCCTGCGGCCATTATCGTACTCTCTGTAGCATTAGATCCACTTGATGTGTGTCCTGTGGAACATTATTGATGGCAAATGTTATTTGACATCGTAATTCGTTATTGTCCATTCTTTGAGAATCGGGATCGCCAAAATCTACTGATCGAACTGTGACCCTAGGTTCGTAACGTCTGATTACAGCTTCAATTCTGTCTCGCATTGCTTGTAAAATTGGAGGAGTAAAATTCTCAAATAATGCACCTCTTACACCAGTACCAATCTCTGGATGAAATGGTTTTTCTCCAGGATTAAGTAATACTATATTACGGACGGCACGTTTGATATCTTGCACGTCCGTAACCATAGATACATCGCTCGTAACCGGATTGCGAGTAAAGTATAAATTTAAGTCCTTATAAATGAAGGTACTTTGTTTACTATTGTTTACAGATTCAGCGTCTGTAAATCCTGTGTATTGTGTTGCTGGCATATGTAATATTTATCTATTTGCCTTGACCTTTATACTTCTTCCAGTTTCGTTTTTTGTTTTTATTCTTAGGACGTGATCTTACAGAATCTCCAATAGAAGTTCTCTTTTTTACGGCGTCTTGTCTAGAAGTTGCGAGATATATTTTTTTAGCCATTCTTCTTCCTTGTCACTTTCTTTTTTTGACCATTATTATGATGGTGATGGTGTTGATGTATTTCCTCTACTTTCTCTTCCTTCTTCCAGAAGATTTGTATCAAACCATAAATTCCTAAAATTGACAATACCAGCTTAACTGGAATTATCCATACCAATACTGCAATAATAATGAGTATCATACCTAGACTTAAATCTCTATCTTTTATTTTTTCAATTAACAAACTTAACATCTTTTTTCTCCTTTATATAAAATTAACTTCCAACGGAAACTGTTGATGATCCAGATGAGGCATTAGGAGCACAATGAGCTGCTCCAATAGGTATGCATAAACCATCCGGGCCCGCAGAGTTTCCATTTATTACTACTCTTTTACCACCAATATAAACATTATTAGAAGCTGCAACCAAATTACCATTACCATCAGTATTAGCATCTCCATCAACAGCAACCAATTTACCATCAGCATAAACAGTACTTTGTCCTGTTACTACTGTAGTAGCTCCACAAGCCCTACTATCTCCGTGTCTATGAATTTCTGGCATAATTTCTCCTTAACATGGTGGTACTACTGGAGCATATCGTATAGCTCTTTCAGGCCCAAGTGACGGAACAACAAACGGTTCTCCTGTTTCTCCATTCCAAGGATCTTGCACAACAGACTGATGCATACCTGTCCAATATGCTTCACTTTGATCCATCTCATATACTTTCATTTCATCTGTTGCAGGATATTTTTTTGTTACATAAGCACTTAAACCCTTTTCCATATCTGCAATACCATCATGTAGATTACGAATATTCTCACCACCAAATCCCACATCCGGTTTCATCTCATTAAGAGCCAACTGACTTATAGATGTACCTACTGCTGGTCTTGGATTCGGTAAGTCAATAGACAACAATTCCAAAGTATCTAGAATAAAAGCCTTATCACTCATTATAGAAGATATTGCATCATCTGGTAATGTGGGGGTCTGTACCGCAGGACCAAAAGCATTAGATGCAGCCGTTGCCCGAGCTGATACGCCATTTAAATTAATTGCAGCTGCCTCAAGATTAATAATGGATGCATAGATATCAACATAATCCATTGCAGTAATTAGTATCATTTCACCAGCAAGTTGATGAATACTTTGTCCCACTGCCTCTATATAAACATCTAAATCAGCTTTAAGATGTAGATTATCTTCGGCATCAATTTTAATATTATCTATGGAAGAAAGTAGCATATCACCAACCGATCTCATTCTAATCTCATCGCCTGCATAAACCATAAGATCATCAGCAGCATCTAGAGTAATATCCACACCAGCCTTTCCATTTATATTCAGAGCAGCAGTAAGATCAATATCCTCATCTGTTGCTTCAACTAAAACATTAAGTTTTGCCTTTAGATTAATGTCCTTAGCAACCGACTGCAATCTAATATCTTCGGTACAACTCTTTAGGTCTATTTCTTTCATTACTGTTGCATGGAGATAACCAGCTGGAACTGTAATCTCAATATTAGCAGCTTCGGCCTCTATGAAAATATTATCAATTGCATAATCGTAAATATTTGATGGATTCGATATTTTTCCCGCCGTACGATATTGATGTCTCCATGAAAAGAGTTCCATATCCCAACCAGACGCTATATGAATATTTCCTGCATCATTATCATGTAGAGTTTTAATTCCAATGGGTCCTTCATTACCTTGTAGATTAATAGCATACTCTCTAGGTAAATCAATATCACCAATTGCCTCTACAACGAAATGACCTGTTTTAATCTTAACTTTAGAAAATTCCTTTGCAACTCTAGAACCAGCCATAGTTGTATCAGCTACGGCGTGTGTTAATGTTGTTCCACCGATATTAATATGACCATCTGCCTGCATATTAATATCACCATCAGCCTTCATGTTGATATTGCGTTTTGAATGAA